CCGTGACGTTCGCTCAGGACACCCCGAAGAAGGAAGAAGGCAAGAAGGCCAGCAAGAAAAAGGGTGGCAAGAAGAAGGCAGAGGTACCCAAGAAATAAGGCGGCAAGTAGGCTGCTTCCAGTTAGAGAGTCGCTGGGAAGCCGCGTAGCAGCCGTCCGGGAACCTACGCGGCGCTCCAGTGTGGTTCCTTTCCCAGGCTCACTTCCCCTGTTGATTCAGATCGCCGACAACAGCCACAGTCACCATCACGGGCATTTCATGGGCGGCCACGGCCGCAGGAGAGTTGTCGAGCCTCGTGCTGCGAAGTATCAACTCATGGCGACAATCTGAAGCAGAGGAGCCCTCCGTTGGCAGGTCCCGGAGCGGAGGACGTTCCTGTGAGGATTTTAGGGGAACGTAAGCCGCTGGAGGCGCGGTGAACCAAAAGCCGCAATCTTAAGGTATCCAACACGAATTCGCGCGGGGAGCCGGTTGGAAAACCATGTTCTTTGGGAGCCGGAAATCGCCTGGCCGATTCCTGTTGCGAAATCCCAACCACCAAAGGCCCAGGAAGTCCCCTTGTAGGAGACGGCCGGCGCTGTAGAGATTCTCTACACCTTCAATGATCCTCATCTCCGCGAACGCCGTTTGGGCAATTTCCAGTCTCCGAGTGGCCGACTTAACCGGCCAATCTCTGCCTATTTCGCAGGTGGCGCGAGTTTGCGTGCTGCTGCGATGATCTTGGTAAGGCGATTGCCGAGGCGCTCCAGGCGACGGCGGGGAAGACCGTCCGGCAGCGTCCGACGAAACATCCCCAGGACATGTTGGGACGCGCGTAACGATTCAACTACTCCCGGCAGGTCGCCACTTACGGTGGCGGCCGGTGACTTCGGCTGCGGTGCGAGGTGCCGAGGTTGCGATCGTGCCAGATGAAACTCACGCTGCACATCGGGCAAGGTGATTTTGAGATAGCGCATCGTCATGTCCGCCGAGCTATGCCCAAGCAACTTCATCAGGTTCGGCATGGTCACACCGGCAAGAAGCATCTCGGTGGCATATGTGTGGCGAAACTGGTGCGGCACGATGCGTGTGCAGATACCGACAGCAGAGGCTATTTCGCACAGGTAGCGACGCAGTTCAACTCGTACGTAGAGATGTTGCCAACGCGATGAGCAGCCTGGCGGAAAAATCTTCGCTTGCAGCGAAAAACCCGCACCGGGCAGAGTCCTGTTCGAGGCAGATCGGCTGGAGAGTTTGTTCTTTTGGCGGGTTCGACGCGCACTTCAAGCGGGACGAGCCACCCGCTCTGTAGTAGGCCGCGGTTCCGCGTAGGGGGCAGTGTCAACCGCTGCAGGGCCAGCGAGTCCGCTAAATGCACCCCGGAGCTCCGTCGCACCCAGTCCGGGCCGCTCGGCATGGGCTAACTGCGGAGACCTATTCGGACGCTGTGGAGGCCATGCGGTTCACGCGGTTCACGCAGTTCGCCCTATCTTGTTTCTAACGCGCGAGGTTGGGGTTCAAGTGTTGGAATAATCCGGAAACAAGTAAGGAACAACCGCATGAACCGCGTGAAGTGCGTGAACGCCGCAGTGGCCCGTGAGACAGAATCCGACTTCTGGCCTCGATTCCCGCCCGCCTTGCCGCGTCACGGCAGCTACATCTAAACTCGCGCATGACCGCCAGTCAACCAAACGCGCGCCCTCATCGGAGACTCTGAGACGCGCACCCGAAAAGGCCCGGGAGAGGGGCCTTGGGCAAGATGGCGGGCACTCCGGGCAGTCTCTGAGAGAACGGCTTTCCCCGCAGTATTGGCCATTTCCCGCAAGTCCATGGCGTCAAGCCGTTAACGGGAAGGACAGAGAGTTCGTGGTCGGGAGGTCTGGCTCCCCGGATGGAACTCGAACCAAGGACCTCTTGGTTAGCGTCGGGCACCTTTTGGTTGACGGCTATCTCCTACAGTCCTCGCAACTGACGCGCTCGGAGAGAGACCGCCGGAGAGACCAGAGAGAGAGGATGTCACGCTTCGTTCCACGCTGCGCCCGTGCTGGTATGGCACTCGGTGTCGTTAGCCCACCGATCATCGAACGTTGGCCCTCGACTCCTTGGGTTGGCGCCCGCTCAGGAACCGCAGGTGCGACGACCTCACCAGCTAACCAAACGCGCGCCCCGGCGGGAGACTCTGAGAGACGCAGCCCATCGCCCCGCGATTTCCCAGAAGATTTCTCTTGCATCCGTCGGCGAACCGAGCAATGAATGTGAGCGTCACGGTAAACCGTGAGAAAGAGAGAACTTACATGAAAACGTTCACTATCGACTACGACAACAACATCACCGCGTTTCCGACACCGGACCACGCCGAAGCGGCCGTGGGCGCTGGGTCCCAGTGCTTTACCAGCCAGAAACAACTGGCCGAACTGGCCGCCGTGTGGCCGGCCGAGCGATTGGTGGAAATCTGGAACAGTCTGCCGGGAGTGGAGCCGGTACAGGGTTTCCAGAGCGCCAAGGCGGCGGCCGGTCGGATCTGGGGTCGCATCCAGAACCTGGGCGAAAACCCCGAGCCGAAGGCCCCCACGAAGGCCCCGTCTGCCAAACCGGCGCGCCGTGTTGCGCCCTCCAGGCCCCAGTCGACCCAGAAGACGACCCGCGCGAAGAAGGCCGCCCAAGCACCCCAGAAAGCCACCAAGGCGAAGGCTAAGGGCGTTCGCCCGGGCAGCAAGACGGCCGCCGTCCTGGCCCTGCTGGAAAGAAAGGGCGGCGCCACGCTGGCTGAGCTCAGGAAGGCCACCGGCTGGCAGGCCCACAGCGTCAGGGGTTTCATCAGTGGCACCCTCGGCAAGAAGATGCAGCTTACCGTGACTTCCACCAAGCGTGAAGACGGCGCCCGCGTGTACAGCATCGCCGGAGGGGAGGCCTAGTCATGGGGAACAGTATCTGGAAGGGTCACATCGCCTTCGACCTGGTCGCGTTTCCCGTAAATCTCCACGCCGCCGCCCGCTCCCAAGCGGTCAGTTTCCATCAGCTCCACCAGTGCGACCACTCGCGCGTCAAACAGGTCCTGTACTGCCAGGCCGAAGACCAGCCAGTCCCGCGCCACGAACTGGTCAAAGGCTACGAGTACGAGAAGGACTGCTACGTGGTCGTCGAGGAGGGTGAACTGGCCCAAATCACACCGCGCAGTTGCCGCGTGATGGAGGTGCTGGAGTTCGTGCCCCAGGCGGAGGTCGATGCGGTGTACCTGGACGCATCCTAATTATGTAGCGCCGGAACGGGCCGGCGAGAAGCCCTACACGCTGCTCTACGAAGCTCTGCGGCGCACCGGGCAAGCCGCCCTCGCACAGCTCACCATGCATAATCGCGAACACCTGGTTCTGCTTCGGCCAGGTCGCCTCGGATTGCTGCTCCATACGCTGTTCTACCGCGACGAAATCCGGGCGCTGGAGGAATTCCGCACCGATACGGAGTGGGTCACCCCCCAGGAATTGAAATTGGCCCGTCTGCTGGTAGAGTGTTGGGTGCTCACTTCGAGCCGGCCAAATATAAGGATACCTACCGCGAAAACGTGCGGGCCTTGATCGACGCCAAGATCCGGGGCGAAGAGCTGAAGCCGGGCGCGCCGACCCCTGTGCCGCCCCCGGTGACCGATATCCTGGAAGCTCTCAAGGCCAGTCTGGCCCGGGCGAAGAGGCCAGTCGAGGTCGCCCAACTGACGTCCCAGGCGTCCCCGGTCGAGCGCCCTCGGAAGGCGATCGCCAGCTAGATGGCGTTCATCTGACTGTGGTCCACAGAGAGGAGAACAACTTGGACAATGCGGTATTGATGGAAATCGAAGAGCTGCGCCGGGTGAGCCTTGTAGTCCTGCGTCAGAAGTACCGGGAGGTGTTTGCGGAAGACACGCGATGCCAGCACCGCGAGCATCTGTTCCGGCGCATCGCCTGGCGGCTGCAGGCCTTGGCCGAAGGAGATCTTTCCGAACGCGCTCGCGAACGGGCGCACCAGATCGCACGGGATGCCGACTTGCGCATGGTCGCGCCGCGAGGCTTCTTCACGGTGGAGGGCGATCCAGTCCGAACCACGCGCGGCGAGGGGAACCAGCGGCCAGCGGATTGCCGCTTGCCCTTGCCGGGCACCTTGCTCAGCCGGCAGTGCAAAGGGCGGACCCTTCTGGTCGAGGTTCTCTCGGATGGGTTCCGGTTTGAGAACCGGCGTTACACCTCGCTCAGCGCGATCGCGGTGGCGGTCACGGGCACCCGCTGGAACGGGCTGGCATTCTTTGGGCTTACGCGCCCCGCAGGCGGGCAGCGGAAGGAGCGGCCCCGTGCCAAAAAGTAATCCGGACGTTCCGAAGCCATCGCCCTCTCGCTTGCGTTGCGCGATCTATACGCGGAAGTCGACGGAAGAGGGCCTCGACCAGGAATTTAACTCGCTCGATGCGCAGCGGGAAGCGGCGGAAGCCTTCATACAGAGCCAGCGGCGCGAAGGATGGATCGCCTTGCCGGAGCGCTATGACGACGGCGGCTTCACCGGCGCCAACATGGACCGGCCCGCGCTACAGCGGCTGCTGGCGGCGGTGGAAGCCGGCGAGTTGGATTGTGTGGTGGTGTATAAGGTCGACCGTCTGAGCCGCTCGTTGTTGGACTTCACGCGCATCCTGAGCCAGTTCGAGAAGCACCGGGTCAGCTTCGTGGCGGTCACCCAGCAGTTCAACACCAGCACGTCGCTCGGACGGCTGACGCTCAACATCCTGCTCTCGTTCGCGCAATTCGAGCGGGAGTTGATCGGGGAGCGCACGCGCGACAAGATGTCGGCGGCGCGGAAGAAGGGGAAATGGGTGGGCGGGTGCCCGGTGCTGGGCTACGATGTGGACCCGAGCGGTGGACGGCTGGTGGTGAACGAGGAAGAGGCCGAACGCGTGCGGGCCATCTTTGCGCTGTTCGAGGAGTATGGTTCGGCCCGGCTGACACTGGCGGAGATCGAGCGGCGGGGCTGGCGGCTCAAAAGCTGGACGCGCAAGACGGGTCAGTTCCGCGCGGGCGGGCCGTTTGCGCTGAATTCGCTGCGGCGACTGTTGACCAACATTCTGTACACGGGAGCAGTCCGGCATAAAGGCCAGTTGTACGCGGGCGAACACGCCGCCATTCTCACGCCTGGCACCTGGGAACGCGTGCAGAATCTGATCACTCATCGTGCCGCATGGGCGCGCGGCAAATCGCGGAACAAACACCTGGCCCTGCTGAGCGGGCTGCTCTATTGCGAATCCTGCGGGACGCGGATGGTGTACTCGTATTCGGGAAAGAACCATCGCAAGTACCCCTATTATGTGTGCCTGAACGCGCAGCGCAAGGGTTGGGCAGTGTGTCCCGGTAAATCGCTTTCCGCGGGCGCTATTGAGGAATCGGTCCTGGGGAGGATCAGGGAGGCGCAGCACGGAACCCTGGACCCCACCGAGTGGGAACAAATGGATCGCACCCGGCAGGTGGAGGCGATCCAAGCCATCGTCGAGCGGATCGGCTACGACGGGACCGCGCGGCAAATCTCCATCCGGTTCCATCAGCCCGCGATTACGGCGGCGGGAGAGGAGACGCGGGCGTGAGCGGCCACCGGGAAGTCACATACACACTGGATTTTGGCGCTGGCAGACAGAACCGGCGGGACCACAAAGCCCGCTCCGACCGACAGGTGCCCGATGGCGATGCGGCTGGCGTCCCCATTCCCCGGATCGCCCGGCTGATGGCACTGGCGATCCGGTTGGAGGGACTGTTGCGGGATGGAACGATTCGGGATTATGCGGAACTAGCCCGCATGGGTCGCGTGACGCGAGCCCGCATGACCCAGATCATGAAGCTGCTCGACCTGGCTCCAGATATTCAGGAGCAGATCCTGTTTCTGCCGCTCATCCAGGGTCTCAACGAGCGAAACCTGCGGCCCATCGCTAACCGAATCGACTGGGAAGAGCAGCGCCGCATGTTTCAGACGATCACTGCCCCTATGGGCAGAATCGGTGACTCGGCCTGAAGCGGCCGGGCGGGGCCAGACTTATAAGGAGGTTAAGGAAGGGTCCGACAAATGCGGCGGCGGTCGCGAAGCGCTCCGCGCCGGCTACAGATTCCCCATTTCCTCCAGAACAGCCGGCTTCAACTCCAGCGGCTTTTTCCCAGGCTCTTCATGCGGCCATCCTCACCCGATCCGACGCCACGGCGTCAAACGTACGGCCGTCACCTTCCAGCGTGGCTTGCTTGCCGGTCAACCCTTGCCAGCGCTCGACTACGACGTCGGCATATTGGGGCTCGAGCTCCAGTCCGTGACAGACCCGCTGCGTTACTTCCGCCGCGGCGAGTGTGGTGCCGCTGCCCAGAAACGGCTCATATACTAATTCGCCAGGCTTGGTGTGGTTCAGGATCGGCCGCCGCATCAGCTCGACCGGCTTCTGGGTAGGATGATCGAATTTCTCCTCCTCCGATCCACCCATGATGAACTTCGGCGAGGGCGAAGCCCAGATCGTCGAGTTCTCGCCGGCCTTCCCGTACCAGGGAGCGTTCTTCTTGCGCACGTACCAGCACGGCTCATGCTGGAACCAGTAATGCGTTCTGGTGAGCACCGTGCGCCCCTTGTCCCAGATGATCTGCTGATGGTGCAGGAAGCCGATCCGCAGCAGGCCATCGAGGACCTCGCGGGTGAACTTCGATGCGTGCCAGACATAACCGACTTGCAAACTGGGAACCAGCGCAAATGCCTCAGACCAGTCGGCGCGCGTGTCGCCGGAGATACTGGTTTCCCGATGCCCCTTGGTCCGATGTTTCAAATAGCTGGGCTCGGCAGATCCGCAGCCGTTCAGCCCCGCCCTGTCCCGCCACTCGGAATCCAGTTCAATCCCGTAGGGAGGATCGGACACCATCAAGAACGGCTGGCGTTCGCCCAGAAGCCGCGACACGACTGCCGCGTCGGTCGCGTCCCCGCAGAGTACCCGGTGCGAACCGCAAAGCCACAGATCGCCGAGCTTCGTGACTGGAACCGCGGGCAGCGGCGGCGTGGCATCCTCGCCCGGGGTGTCCTTCCGAAGGAAGTCATCGAGCTCCTTCGTATCGAACCCCGTCAGGCTGAGATCGAAGTCTGACGTCTGGAGTTCCAGCAACTCGATCGTCAGCAGTTCCTGGTCCCAATCCGCCCACGTCGCCGAGCGGTTCACCAGCAGACGGAAAGCCTTGACTTGCGCCGGGGTCCATTCGTCGCAGAGAATCACCGGCACCGCCGTGATCCCCAACTGGCGCGCGGCTTTCAGGCGCAGGTGGCCGTCCACCACCTCGCCGTCACTGCGCACCAGGCACGGAATCTTGAAGCCGAACTCACGAATCGAGGCACACATGCGGTCCACGGCCGCATCGTTCTTGCGCGGATTCCGCGCGTAAGGAATGAAGCGGTCGATGGGCCAGGTTTCCATTCGGATAGGATCTGTCGAAAAATTCATGTTGATATCTTCCTTTTTGCTAAATCGAAATTGTTAGTTAGATGCGGACAAGCGCCCGCTGACGATCAGGTACCACCGACGCATCTTTGGCGCAGATGGGCAAGGTAGGGCGGTTCGAGGCGAAGCAGTCCGTCTCCGGCCAATGTCGGGCGGAATTACTGCATGATACCGGGCATAGCACCCACCTTCGGCCGCATACCGAATTCCTTGGCGATCGTGTAGCCCAATGCGTCGCTGAGGTGGCTGCGCTTCACGTCGGACTTGTCAATGTCGGCCAGTGCGTTTCCGTGCGGGTCGCTCTTCCAGTGCACCCGTTCAAAGTCCTGGATTAACTCCTTGCATCCCGGGTCCACCAACAGTCGCCGCTCACCCGAGTGATTGCGCAGCAGCGCGTTGACGCAGTTGACCCTGTCTTTCACCGGCGGATTCGATTTGGTTCGATGGTATGCGACGGGAGACGGGAATCGCTCAAAAAACTCTTTGACAATCTGCCAATCCG